ATCGCCGCCATGGGCGACATCTGGTTCCAGGTCTGGGCGCACCCGTACACGGACGCGACCAGCCTGACCGCGATCGAGACCGAGCTCAGGAGCCGCAATGGCTCCATGCGAATGATCGACGGTCTGGCCATCACGTCGGCGGCCGGGACGTTCAGCGCGCTCACCACCCTCGGCAACGGGCGGAACAGCCCGCACTCATGCATCGTGGCGCAGGCGGGCATCACGCCGCTCACGCCGCCCATGGAGTTCGCGGCCGAAGTCGCCGGCATCGTGGCGCGCTACGGCGCGGACGACCCGGCCCGCCCGTTCCAGACCCTCGCCATGTCGCGCGCGATTCCGCCGGCCGAGACCGACCTGTTCGACCTCACGGAGCGGAACCTGCTCCTGTTCGACGGGATCTCGACCACGCGCGCGGGCGCGGGCGGCGTCGTCCAACTGGACCGCATCATCACCACGTATCAGGTCTCGGCATCTGGCGCGGCCGACACCGCGTACCTCGACGCGACGACCATGCTCACCCTCCTGTACCTCCGCTACAGCTGGCGGGTCCGCATGCAGACGCGCTACCCGCGCCACAAGCTGGCCAACGACGGGACCAGGTTCGGCGCCGGCCAGGCGGTCATCACTCCCAAGATCGGCAAGGGCGAGTCGCTGGCGTGGTTTCGCCAGATGGAGTCGCTGGGCCTGGTCGAGGGCTTCGAGCAGTTCAAGGCGGACCTGGTCGTCGAGCGGTCGACGACAGATCCCAACCGTCTCAACTTCCTGCTGTCGCCCGACCTGATCAACCAGCTGATCGTCACGGCGGCCAAGATTTCGTTCCGCCTGTAGGAGGCATCCATGGCGCAGCTCAGGGCAGGTCTCATCACCCTCCAGATCAACGGAGAGGTGCAGGACGCGAAGGGAAATTTCACCTACAACCTCGGCCGACCGGCTCGCGAATCGATCATCGGAGCGGACACCGTCCACGGTTACAAGGAGACCCCACAGGTCGCCTTCATCGAGGGCGAGATCACGGACCGGCAGACGTTGGACCTGGCCGCGCTGGTCCTGGTCCGCGAAGCGACGGTGACCCTGGCACTCGGCAACAGCAAGCTCATCGTGCTCAACGATGCGTGGTTCGCCGGCGAGGGCACGGGGAACACCGAAGAAGCGAACATCGCAGTCCGGTTCGAGGGCTCGGGCGCGGACGAGATCGCCTGATGTCGGACACGGTGACGATCAAGCTGGCGCACCCGATCGAGTTCGGAAAGACCACGATCGAGGAGCTCACCTTTCGCAAGGGCAAACTCGGCGACATGAAGGGGATCCGCGTCGGCGAGCCGGTTCCGATGGAGGGGATCATGACTGTCGCCGGCCGTATGTGCGGCCAGCCGGCGGCGGCCATGGAGAAGATCCACGAGGAGGACGCCGGCGAGGTCGTATCGATCGCGCTGGGTTTTATCGAGCGATGCCTGGTGGGTGGGAGGACGGAGTAGCGGCGCTCGTCCTCCTGACGGGTATCCAGCCATCAGAGGTCTGGGCGATGGACGTGGACGAGTTCGCGTTCTGGATCGAGCAAGCGAGGCGCCATGGCCGGCCGCGATAAAGAGGTAGCGCTCTCGATATCGATCCGGGCCGTCGACAAGGCGACCACCCAGATCAAGCGCATCAACGATCGGCTCGACAAGGTGTTCGAGCCGTTCTCCAAGCTCCGCAAGGAGATGGGGACGCTGCACGAGCGGCTGGGGCTCGACAAGATGGCGGCCGGGTTCAAGGGGATCGGCGGCATGGTCACGCGGCTCGCGACCCAGGTCGGCGTCGTTGCCGGCGTCGCGGCCGGAGCTGCCTTCGGATTCAAGAAGCTGGTCGACGCGGGCGACACGCTCGGCGATACCGCCGAGCGTGTCGGGTTCACGGTTGACGCCCTCGCCCAGCTGCGGTTCGCGGCGGAGCGGTCGGGGTCCTCGGCCGAGGAACTCGACGCCGGCCTGACGACGTTCAACAAGACCCTCGGGCAGGCCCGCGCCGGGACCGGCCGCTTCGCCGCGTTCCTGAAGAAGGTCTCGCCGGCGCTCCTGCGCCAGGTCAAGGGGGCCAAGAGCAACGAGGAGGCGTTCGACCTCATGGCGCGGGCCATGAGCCAGATCGAGGACCCGGCCAAGCGCGCCGCGCTGGCCGCGGCGGCGTTCGGCGGGTCCGGCGTCGCGCTGGCACCTTTGCTGGGCAAGGGGGCAGCCGCGATCGAGGAGCTCCGGCAGCGCTACTTCCGGCTGGCCGGGCCGCAGCAGAAGGCCGTGGAGCAGGCCAGCAAGCTGAAGGACTCCTTCCAGGATCTCGGCTCGGCCACCGACAGCGTGAAGGCCGCGCTCCTATCGGGGCTCGGACCGGCGTTCCTGGAGATGAGCGAGCGCGCCACCGCCTTCCTGACAGCGAACCGGGCGCGCCTCACCGCGTGGATCCAAGACTTCGGTGAGAAGCTCCCAGGACGGATCGCGAAGCTGGTGGACGTATTCCGCTCCGTCGTCGAGATCCTCGGGTCTGTGGTCCGGGCGATCGGTGTGGTGGTCGATAAGGTCGGCGGAGCGGAGACGGCCGTCAAGCTTCTGGTCGGCGCGTTCGTGGCCCTGAAGGCGGTCGAGCTCATCGGTCACCTGGGTGGGATAGCGCGCGGGTTCCTCGGCATCGCGGCGGCCGCCCGCGCGGCGGCCGCCGGCACGTCTGCTGCCACCGCCGCCGCAAGCGCGAGCGGGGCGGGCACTGCGGCCGCCGCCGGTGGTGCGGCGCGCAGTGGCCTGCTCGGCGGCGTGGCGCGCGCGGCGCCATGGCTGGCGGCCCTGTGGGGGGCGGCCGCCGGTTCAGCGGCTGCGATCGACGGCGACCAGGATCTGCGCCAGACCGCCCAGCAGCGAGGCGCCTTCCTGAACGACGACCTCAAGCGGTTCCGCTCGCGCCGGGGCGACGCGCTATCGCGGCGCGCGCTGAACCAGACCCTCCGCGACAACGGATTCGTTGATCCGAAGACCGGGCGCTTCGCCGACACCGCGGCGAACCGGAACGCGCTGGCCGGAGGCGACCTGTTTGACGGGTTCGCCGGCGTGCCGGACCCGCGCAGGATGGCGCAGATCACCGAGACGATCGCGGAGCTGAACAAGGTGCTCGCTGCCGCCCAGCCGCAGAAGGCGCAGGTCACGGTGGACTTCAAGAACGCGCCGCGCGGGACCCGCGTCAACGCCAACCCGGCCAACACTGCAAACGTGGACGTGTCGGTCGGCTACCAGACGGGTGCGATTCCATGACCTGGCGTGAGGACCTGCGCCGCGTGAAGCTCGCGGACGGTCGCCGCCTGATCGGCGCCTCGTTCCGTGGCGTGCCGTTCTTCGTCGCCGTGGCCGAGCGCGGAGGCGGGCGGCGCGTCGTGGTGCACGAGTTTCCGCTGCGCGAGGACCCGTTTGTCGAGGACCTGGGGCGCAAGGCCCGCACGCTGCCGGTCGAGGGCTACGTGATCGGCGACGACTACCTGGTCCGCCGAGACGAGCTCCTCGCGGCCCTCGAGGACGTCGAGGGCCCTGGCCAACTCGTCCACCCCTACCACGGGATCCGACGAGCGCTCTGCACCTCCTTGAACGTCCGCGAATCGATCACCGACGGCGGCATGGCGGTCTTCACGCTCGAGTTCGTCGAGGCGCCGGCGCAGGCGGTCACCCCGTCCGAAGAGATCGACCAGCCGGAGCAGGTGTCCGGCGCGGCGGACGTCGGGCTGGCGGCAAACAAGTCTCAATTCCTCGAGACCTACGACGTGACCGAGATGCCAGGCTTCGCCCTCGAGACGGCGCGGGACGCCGTCACGGCCATGTCCGAGGACCTGCGTGAGGCGCTCGCCCCGGTCATCGAGAGCACCCAGGAGCTCGCGCTCGTAGATGCCCAGCTCCAGCTGATCACGGCGCAGGCCTCATCGCTCGTGCGCCAGCCCGACAACGTCCTCGACGCCTTCGTGACCGCGCTGCGATCGCTGCAGGAGACGTCGCTGAGTGCCCCGGCGGCCGTCATGGACGCGCTGATCGAAGCGTACGGCGTCCAGTTCGGTCCTCTCCCACCGGCGACGACCGGAACCCGCGTGCGCGAGATCGCCAATCGCGAGGCGCTGGCCGCCGCGCTCCGGCGCATCATGGCGATCGAGGCGGCCAGACTGGCGCCGCGAGTAGCCTATCAGTCGATCGAGCAGGCCAAGATCGCGCGCGACGCAGTGGCCGATATCCTCGAGGCGGAGGCGGAGACGGCTGGGGACACCTCGTATCCGGCGCTCGTGCAGCTCCGCGCGGACCTGCTGAGGGCGGTCCCGGGCGATTCGGTCTTCGCCCGCGAGATCGTCGCGACCCGCCGCGTGTCGATCCCGTCCATCCTGCTCGCATACCAGTTGTACGGGTCCGTCGACCAGGAGCAGGACCTGATCGATCGGAACAGCATCAGCCACCCGTGCTTCGTGTTCGGCGATCTCAAGGCGCTCTCCGATGTCTGACCTGCGCCTCCTGGTCAATGGCCGGCGCTATGGCGGCTGGAAGTCAGTTCGGGTCACGCGCTCGATCCAGAGCATGGTCGGCTCGTTCGACCTCGAGGTGAGCGACAGGTGGGCCGGCCAGGACGAGGCGTGGCCGATCGGCGAGGAGGACGCGTGCCGCGTGGAGATCGCGACCACGCCGACTTCGACAGACGGCGTGGTCGTGCTGGACGGGTACGTCGGGCGGCGCAGCCTGGCGATCGATGCCAACTCGAGGACCCTCTCGTACGGAGGGCGCGATCGGGCCGCCGCGTTGGTGGACTGCTCGGCCGTCTTGGACCGGTGGACATTCCGCAACGCCACGATTCTGGAGGTCGCGCGGAAGGTGGCCGAGCCCTTCGGCATCGGGGTCCGGGTGCAGGACGGCGTACAGCTGCCGAAGCCCCAGCCGAAGATCGTTGTCAGCCCGGGCGATACGCCATTCCAGGTGATCGCGCGGGCCGCCGGCTCGAGCGGGATCCTGGCGGTGAGCGACGGCGCCGGCGGACTCGTGCTCACGCGCGCGGGCAGCGCGCGCTGCCGGACGCCGCTGGTCCAGGGGCAGAACATCCTGGCGGCTTCGGTGGACTACGACGCGGACGACCGGTTCGCCCGTTACGTGGTCGCCACCCAGGTGGCCGGTACTGACTCGGCGTCCGGCGGCGCGACGCGAATCCGCGCCGAGGCGAACGACGTTGGCGTCCGGCGCGCCGACCGGGTGCACCTGATCCGCCCGGAGTCGGGGATCACCATCGATGCGGCGCGCGCTCGAGCGGACTGGGAGGCACGGATCCGCGCCGCGCGGGCTGAGTCGGTCGCCGTGACGGTGCAGGGATGGCACCAGCCGAGCGGCGAGCTCTGGCCGCTCAACGCGGTGGTGCCGGTGAGGGCGCGCGCGATCGGCGTGGACGGCGACCTCCTGATCGCGGAGGTCACCCACACGGTCTCGGAGTCGGGGCAGGTCACCCATCTCAGCTTGGTCCGCCCGGACGCTTTCACCCCGGAGCCCGTGGCCGCTGTGGTCCGAACCACCAGCGCATGGAAAGAACTCGCCGGCGGGGCGAGGTAGGGGCATGACGATGACCCGAGAGATGCTGGACCAGTTCAGCCGGATTCTGCGTCCGCTGCAGACGAGGATCGCCAACTCGATCGCGCGCGCGGTGGTCCAACTTGTGGACGACGGGAAGAAGCTCCAGCTCCTGCAACTCGGCGTGCTCCAGGGCGAGGACATCGACGACGCCGAGCGGTTCCAGAGCTACGGGTTCAGCTCGGTGCCGCTTGCCGGCGCCGAGGCGGTGGTCATCTTTCCTGGTGGCGACCGCGCACACCCGCTCGTGGTCGCCGTGGACGACCGACGCTACCGCCCGACCGGCGGGCAGCCGGGCGAGGTCACCGTCTACCACCACACGGGCGCGAAGATCCGCCTCGAGGCGGACGGCGACATCGAGGTGCAGCCCGCGCCCGGCCGCCAGGTGTTCATACGCTCGGAGGGCGGCTCCGCCGAGCCCCTCGTGAAGAAGAGCGAGTTCGACGCGCATATCCACCCGGCGCCAGGTGGCGCCACGTCGACACCCGCCGCGATCATCGGCACGACTGCGCTGGAGGCTGAGTGAACCAGGTTGACAGCGCCGCGGGCCCGTGATCCTGGGGGGTAGGTGCCTTTTGTGCGCCCCACGCTCGCCGAGCTGGTCGGGCGGATCCGCAGCGACATCAGGGGGCGGTTGTCGATCGCCGGGCCGCTGGTCCGTCGGGCGATGGCAGACGTGCTCGGGGCGGTGTTCGCCGGGGCGGTCCACGGTCTGCACGGCCACCTGGTCTGGATCTCGCGCCAGATTTTCGCCACCACGGCCGAGCGCGAGGGCCTGCTGAGGCAGGCGTCGCTCTACTCGATCTTCCCCACGGCGGCCGAGTTCGCGACAGGCAACGTCACAGCAACCGGCACCAACGGCAGCACGGTCCCGACGGGCAGGATCCTCGTGCTTCAGGAGGGAGTCACCTATAGGGTGACCGCCGACGCCACGATCACCGGCGGCGTGGCGACAGTTCCGGTCGTCGCTGTCCTGGCCGGCTCGGCAGCGAACGCCGACGCGGGCGCGACTCTCTCGTTCGAGAGCCCGATACCCAGCGTCGACTCTATCGTCACGGTTCAGGCCGGCGGCATCGCCGGCGGCTTCGACCAGCAGGGCACCGAAGAGGTTCGCGATCGGCTGATCCTCCGGCTGCGCGAGCCGCCTGAGGGCGGCGCCGAGCGCGACTACATAGCGTGGGCGCTGGCAGTGGCCGGTGTGACGCGCGTGTTCGTCTACCCGAACGAGAACGGGCTCGGGACCGTGGTGGTCCGTTTCGTCCTCGACGGCGAGGTCGACATCTTCCCCGACGTGGGAACGGTGGCGGCCGTGCAGGCGGCGCTCGTAGCGCAGCGCCCGATCACCGCCGAGGTAACGGCTGAGGCGCCGACCCCTCTCGAGGTCGATTTTGCGCTCCAGATCGAGCCGGACACCGCGGCGACGCGCGCGGCGGTGCAGGCGGAGCTCGTGGACATGCTGTTCAGGGAGGCCGAGCCGGGTGACGGCGCCGGCCGCGGCACGATCAAGCTGTCGCATGTCCAGGTGGCGGTCGGCGTGGCGGAGGGAGTGGAGGACTTCACGATCCTGGCCCCCGTCGCCGATGTCGTCCCTGCTGCCGGCCAGCTCGCGATCCTGGGCGAGGTCGACTTCTCGTGACCGCTGAGGGATTCGCTCGGGTCTTGAAAGCGCTCTTACCGCCCAGCAAGGCGTGGAAGATCGGGCCGGACCACGTCATCTCGCGGCTGTTCCTCGCGGCCGGCGACGAGTTTGCGCGCGTTCAGGGGCGCGCGCTGGACATGGTGGAGGAGGCCGACCCGAGGACCACCGAGGAGCTGCTCCCCGAGTTCGAGGCGGTGTTCCTCCTGTCACCCGACGGGACTCTCGAGGAGCGGCGCGCGCGTGTCGTGTCCAATCTACTCCGTCGCCAGCGCTACCGACCGGTCGACTTCCAGACCACGCTCGCCGCGGTCCTCGGCCAGGACGCGGAGGACGTGGTCGTGCTGGAGCGCGATCGAGCTTTCGCCATCCTGGTCGACGACGACCGCGAGATCTTCCGGTTCTTCATCTATCGCGACCCGGGCCTGCCGGGGACATACGACGTCGGCGCGGCGCAAGCGATCGTCGACTCCGTGAAGCCGGCGCACACCGCCGGCTACGTGATCGAGTCGGTCGACTTCCTGTGCGACGATCCGTTCTCTCTCTGCGATCGGGACCTGCTCGGCTCGCCGTCGGTGCCGTCCGATGGCGGTGGAATCTTCGTCCCAGGCAGCGCGGCGGACTTCGCGCTGCTCGGCGAGGCGGCTCCGCAGTCCCTGTGGCTATGCCAGGAGGCGAGCGGGAACCTGGCTGACTCGATCGGCGCGCTGCCGCTCACGCCGCTCAACGGTCCCAGCTATCAGCAGGCCGTCGCCGGATGGACGCGGCTCGGGGCCGCGATCGCCGACGTGACGACTCAGCGGTTCGTCCTTCAGTCCGGCGTCGGGCCCAACCCCGGTACCACGTCCCAGCTGTGGATTGCCTATATCGACGTCACCGCCACACCGGGTGCGACCCGACGGCTGTGGGGGCTCGGCGGCACCACGCCATGCGACGCGCGGATCACGAACGCTCCGGTCTGCCGCCTCACCGTCGACGCGGCGTCGGCTGACGGAACGGCGAACCCCGTCGGCGGCGGCGTGCGCCCGTACGTCGTCCTCTACGACCGGACGAACAGCCGCGCGGTGCTCTACACCGATCAGGAGAAGATCGTCGGCACCTACGCCGCGGGCGTCAACGACGGGAACAAGGGACTCGGCCCGGCGACCGGGCCATCTGCCGCGATGGTCTGGGCGTGCCTGTTCACCGGCGCGGCGGCGGAGAAGTCGGACGCCCAGGTGAAATCTCTGCTGCAGGCGCTCGGATGGGCGGTCCCTTGGACGTGACAGAGGACAGAACATGACCCTGCCGA